ATCCTGCCACCCGCCACAGAAAAACCAAAAGCGTCACCGTTTGGTTTTTTCGTGAACACGCTGAATCCCGCTTGACGCAACCACGCCAGCGCAAGGGCTTCGAACGCATGGCCGATCTCGAAGATGCGAAGGATCTGACCTTTAAAATCCTCGTCCCTGGGCGTTTTCGTATATTCGTATTGCAATGCGCGGGCGCAGAACACGCCGAGGCGAGACGCGCCAAGGTAATCACGCTCCGGCTGCGCGGAGCGTTCTTGCTGAATTGCGACATCGATCAGCGCATTGATCGTGTCGGCGATGCTGGGGCGATGATTGAAATCGAGCATTTAAAATGGGATCCCTGTGTCTTCTTGGCGGGGTTGGCTTTGAATGAGGAACATTTGGTAATTGCCGACGACAACTTCGATCAGTGTGAGAACTTCGGTGCGGGTATATTCTGCCATGGGCTTTTGAACCCCGATCTCAGATACGATTTCGCCGAGCGGCTGAAGCGTGCGTTCCATGCATTGCTTTTCAATATCCGTCAGATCAATCATGAGGCACCTCGCGCAGACTGGATGGCGCGTTGAATGCCGTCGCGGTTGAAATGCATCGTCATTAAAGCTGATGCCTTGTAGCGGGTCAGGCTGAAGTCATTGCGATGGCTCGGCAGATATTGAAGTTGCTTCGGCGTCGCGGGCTGGTGAAGCCACGAGCGCGTCTTGTGCGCGGTTTCGTCGCTTTCATGCAGATTGAGCCAGTCATCGGCAGCGGCGAAACAGACGATGCGTTCACCAACGGCCAACAGTTTGGGGGATTGGTTCTTGATGCCGCCCACGGCATGCCATTCGCCATCCTTGAAGAAAACGCCGCCCCAGGCATTAAACCCCGTGGCCAGGAAATACCGATCGTTCTGCTGCAGATCGACCCAAAGAAAGCTCGATCGTTTCAGCAGATCGATCTCGGCCATGATGAAACCGTTTTCAGCCAGCTCGCGTGCGGCTGCCTGCGCTTTCCATTCATAACCACAAAGCGGGCATTCCTTGACGGCGGCGGGAACTTCCGCACCGCAATCAGGACATTCCTTCGTCGGTGCATCACCTTCGCCCATCTGGTCATCGAGATTGACGTCTTGTTCAAGCGAGCCGTGAAGCAGCGTGGACGTGCCAAAATCAAGAACGATGCAGTCTTTTTTGATGATGTCGGAATGTTCTGCCGGATCGACGGTTCGCAGGCCACGACCGATCATCTGGATCATCGTAGATTTGTATGAGCTAGGGCGGAGCAACACGACGCAGGCTGTAGGCGGATGATCCCAGCCTTCGGTCAGCACCGCCACGTTGACGATGACTTGCGCTTCGCCTTTCGTGTATTCCGTAAGAACGGCGTTGCGTTCGGTATCCGACATCTGGCCGTGGACGAATACGGTTGGAATGTCTGCGGCGTTGAAACTGCGTGCCACGTCCTCGGCGTGTTCGATGGTCGAGCAAAAGACGACGGTTTTGCGGTCTCCAGCTTTCTCGTGCCAATTCTTGACCACGGCATCGTTGATGGGGCGCGTGTTCATGATTGCGGACACGGCACCCATATCGAAGTCGCTGGCGGTTTTTTTGACTTGGCGTAGCTCGTCCTGAACGCCCACGTCCATGACAAAGGTGCGTGGTGGAACGAGGTGGCCGGAGGCGATCAATTCCTTAACGGTGATCTGATCCGACACATTGGAAAAAACAGGGCGCAATCCTTTTTTGTCGCCGCGATTGGGTGTGGCGGTCATGCCGAGCAGTTTTACGCCAGCGTTGGCCTGCTTGACGCGCTCAATCACACGCATGTAGCTGTCCGCACGGGCATGATGCGCTTCATCGATGACAAGAACATCGATTGGCGGCATTGCGGCCAGGTTGTTTTCACGCGACAGCGTCTGCACCATGGCGAAGGTGACTTCGCCTTTCCATGATTTGACCGAGGCATCGAAAACACTGGTCGAAAGATGCGGTGTGACGCGCTTGAACTTATCTTCGTTCTGGAACGTCAGCTCGTCGCGGTGCGCCAACACGCAGGCTTTGCCTGGATTGCCTTTGAACATCTCCCCGATGATGGCGGAGAGCATGATCGTCTTGCCCGCTCCGGTGGGCGCGACGGCCAGCGTGTTGCCATGTTTGTTCAACGCAGCCACGGTGCGGCTGACCAGCTCTTTTTGTCTCGGCCTTAACAGCATGTTTCACCTCACCGCGCCCAGGAGGGAAGATTGGATGCAGCCGCTGCGGCAGGCTGTGCCTGCGCAGGCGGTGTCGATCCGCTACCGCCGTTGCCGTAGTCTTTGTGATCTTTGGTAACGGCGACTTTGATGACGTTCCGGTCGCTGCCGTCGCGTTGATCTTTTTCCACGTCGATGCGGGCGGTGAATTCAATGCCGTCCAGATCGCCGAGGCCGTTGATACGGCGTGCGGCAATAGCCTGCGGGCTATCGTCCTTGGCGGAAAATCCACGCGCGGAATTCAGGATGCCCTTGATAAAGGAACGTCCCATGTTCGCGTAGTCCGGCCCTTTGGGGCTGTGCAGCCCGATCAGGCTCCATACCTTGCGCCGCGCGAATTGGCCTTCCAAAATGACGAATTCGCAATTGAGATAGACCGCTCCGGTATTACCCTGCGTGGCGTATCCGCCCGTCCAGCCTTCCGAAGGATCGTTGTGGCCACCTGGTTTGATGGTCATGCGCACGCGTGCGATCGTGCCTTTGGGGATGATGTCGAAAGTTTGCTGATCTTCCGCGCTGCTAAAATCTTTCCATACGGACATTGTTATTCTCCTTGCGTTTGTGGTGCGTTGATTTGTTGCGGATGGATGTAGGTCAGGCGCTCGGCGGCGGGTTTGGCCGCTCCGGCTATCTTGTCCATCAACCGTCCGAGGTGCGGCTCTTCCAGAAGTTCGAGCCGACCGCTGCGATCCTTGGCGGGGAAGCTGTGAGGATTGAGCGTGTGGCAAATGAAGGCGCGATACGGCGTGCCGTCTTCGGTCTTCAACTCGGCCATGGTGATGACCTGATCAACGATGCCTGGAAGTTCGAGACCTGTTTTGCTGCCCTCGATCTGCGGCTGAAAGAAACGACGGTTGAAGTCGTCCAGCTTTTCGTCGAGAATCCCGACAAACCAGATGTTCTTGCCGCGTGCATGCTGGAGATGTGTCAACCACGCGATCATCTCCTGACCGTGAAGACCGTAAGCACCGCGCGTATCTGGTTTGCCTGTCTTGTCACTGAACGCCTGCGGCTGGCCTTTGCACCACTGAAAGCACAGGCGTCCGGCCACGGTGATTGAATCCACAAAAACCGTGTCGTATTTTTCAAGCGTTGCAGGGTCGCCGAAGCGTTCGCGCACAGCATTGTAATGCGCTTGGCTGTAAGGTTGGTCTTCGCGCAGGGCGGGATTGGGGCCGCCGATGAACACTGCAAAGTCACGGCAATCCTGCCAGGTGCGCGGGCGAATGGTGTCGCCCACCCAGCCTTCAATGGCCAGATCGCCCGCTTCAAGATCGAAGAATAAAGTATTTTCGGCTGGCAGCGTCCAAAGCAACGATGTTTTGCCGATGCCGGACTTGCCGAAAATACAGCCCTTGATGCCACGCTTTTCGGCAAGCCGCTCGTCTGCGGAGATGATAGGAAGCGTCATTACACACCTCCTTTTTTGCCCGTAAGGGCATCAACGATGTTATCGCTGCCGACCGCGCCTTTGGAACGTGCCTCGCGGTAAAGACGGCGCAGCGCGTATAGGGTTGAGTTTAAGGCATCGACTTTTTGATCAAGAGCCTGCGCGGCGAAGGCGATATCATCGAGCGTTGCCTGTTCGATCGGCTTGGTAACGTCCGTCAGGTTTTCGCCGAGTGGCGGGATATGGATGCTTTCCGGCACGTTGTTTGCCAGATAGGTGTCCTTCAAAAGTTTTTCGATTTTCTTGCTCATTGTGCGCCTCCTTGTTTGGCTTTGAGTCTCAGTGCGCCGCGCAACCAGCGGCAGACCAGTTCGGCCTTTGCCAGCAGTCGGCGTAGTTCGGTTTCGTCCATCTCCAGCAATTGCCCGACGGGTGTGCCGTAGACGGCGTCGAGTGACGGTGAATCGCTCATTCGATGCTCCTTGGTTTCGTGGTTGCTCTTGATTGCCGTTTGCATTGCTGCTGTCGGGTCTTGGCGCCGCCAAAGAGCGAAAGCGGTCGCGGTATTCCCTCGAAAGGTTTTGCATTTCCGCGAAGGCCCGACATGAATTCCCTATGAGGGGTTACATACCGAGCGATCGCCGAAACCGTCTGGAGCGGTTAGTGCAAATATTTCTGGAGGCCGCGCTCATCGAAATCACGTCGGATGCGCCCGATGCTTTCGTAGACCGTGGACGGGTGGCGGTTATGGATTTTGCAGAGCGCGCGGATGGGAAGATCCTGCATCAGCATCGCGCAATAGAAACGCATTGCCTTCGGTAGCATGCTAATCGCGTCCTTCACATCGATGGTCAGATCGACTTGACGTGCATGGTTTGGGTGTGCCCCCCAGATAGACATGGATTCCGGAATGTCTTCGTGGTCGCCATCTTCCATGTAGGAATCCAACGATGCGGCATGGAACCCGCCATTGCGTTTTTCTGCTTTCGCCGCTTTGATCATCGCCGCGCATTTATTCCGTAGGATGCGATCGGTGAAGGTATTGCGGCAGGCTTTTTCCGGATCGAAAGCCTGGATACGCGAGAGATAGTCAAGCATCAATTCCTGCTCGATATCTTCGACTTCCATTCCGGCCATCGCGTAATGCCGTAGCATTTGATGGGAATGGTAGCGGACTTGGGATACAACATAACGGTCGATGCCGTCATAACGGTTTTTACTTTTGCTCATTGTTTTCGCTTTCGTTTGCGTTACGGCCACACGGGCCGGACGAAACGACTGGCGAAAACTCACTGGAGATCTGGTTTTGAGGCTCTTTCTGCACCACCAGCACAATAAAAAACCGCCAGAACGGCGGCATTTTGGAACGAAAATTTTTTCAGATTTTTTTTCAGACCCCCAGTGAAAATTCACCGGACTGGGGGGCTGTACCGTCATGTCGTTATCCCGAAATGACGGTGTTGATCCTCCCAGTTGTCCGGAAAGGGCTGAAGCAGCTCGGTCAATTTCATGGTTTTGGGCTGTGTGCCGTCTAAAATCATTTCCTTAATATTGGGCGCAAGAAGGTTCAGCCGGATGATGCGGGAGACGTAGGATGGGTTGATTTCATTTTCGACGGCCAGCTGATCGATATTTTTGACCTTGCCCGATTCCAGCCATTGGCTCCATTTATGGGCGCGTGCCAATGCTTTCAGCATTTTATCGTCTTTGCGGGACTGGTTGACGAAGGGTATTTCTCCCTCGGTCGGCGGCACAATCATGTAACGTCGCCCGAACTTTCTGGTGAAGTTCACGGGAACGCAGATATTGATGATGTTGCCGTCGAGAGAAATCATCGCCTTATTCATGCGGCCTCCTTATGTTGTTGGACATACTGAATATCGCGCACCAGGCTGTTCAGGCCTTCGGCGTGGATACGAATATCGATGCGGTCG